GCATTAGCTATACTAGCAATCAAACTTACTGAGTCAACCATGTCATCATGCACACCAGTAGTAGGAAAGTTTAGTAGTTCATCTTTAAACTCTCTTACCCATTCTCCATCACAGAGTTCTACTTGCTTGTGTTCAAACCTGCCTTGTAAAGCACCTACAACTCTGTCTACTTTACTTTTATTGCCTAGTCGTATCTCTTCTATTCTTGGATACACACCTTGCTTTAACATCATCTCTGTTAGATAAGGTGTTAACGCTCGCATCAAAGAACCTTTTTCTATTCCAATTACTTGAATGTCGTATAATCGGACATGATCTAGGATTCTCTCGCATACTTCTTTAATATCCCACCTTCCTGCATCAACCTTATCTACCCACCATTTATTGTCATCACCTACCTTGACAATAGCTATAGACGTTTGGTCTAGGTACTTCTTCTTGTTACTGGCTTGCTTCGATACGTTCTCAAAACCTGCCAAGTCAACAGCCATGTAGTAAGTACCATACTCTGGCTCATCGTCTTTATCCTTTACTACCACCCAGTCTTCTTTAAATATCTCTGACTGCGGTGCTTCAAAACTAGCCATGAACTCCTGCCTGAATGCAAACGTAGACATAGTGTTCTTTGCTACTTCAATCTCTTCCTTATCTAGCAGTGGGTTATCAAAGCTAGTAAAGTGCCAGGACTTCCAGTCTTTAGTCTCTGGTTTCTTACTCCTACCCATATTGTAGATGTCGTAGAAGTGGTTACGTCCCTTCGGTGTACCAATAAATATACAGTGACCCTTCAAGTCAGCTAACGCTGGTCTAAGAATCTGCTCGAACACTGTAGGTTTAATATCTGCATACTCATCGAGTACAACAAACTTTAAAGCTACACCTCGCATTGTCTCTGGTCTGTCTGCTCCCTTTAAAGAAATCATAGAACCATTAATCAATGTTAACTGCATATTGTTTACATGGCTATTTGCTATGACCGGATTACCTAACTCCAGTAGCTGTTGCCACATAATGTCTCTAGCCTGTTGCTGAGTAGGGGCTACATACCAGACATGACCCTTATCAGCTTCTAACGCAGACACTATGAGTCTCCACGCAGCCATTCTACTCTTACCTGTCCGACGACCAGCAGCTATAACCTTAAATCTAGCTGGATCAGTCCAGACCTCCTGTTGCCAGGGAAGTAAACTAATCTTCAGGTCTGACATCCGTTAGCCTTCTTTAGTTTCTACCGAATAATCGGTACTCTGAACAGTCTCAAACTCTACATCAGTTACTTCTTCTTGTTCTAATACCTCAGCTTGCTTATCGCCTACCATAGATATCTGAATGTTGACACTACCTCTACCTGCATCCCTACCCTTTTCAAAATACGACATCGGTAACACACGATCAATACACATCTTAAGACACGCTACCTGATCTTTGTCGTCGTTATCAAGTGCCTTAGTGATTATTGTGTTAATAACCGTTTCACCACTCGTAGCTAAAAGCCTTGCATGAAACTCTTTGATCCTAGCAGCCTCACCTGGAGGACGACCAACCTTATTTCGTTTCTTTTTTGCTTCAACCTCAGTCTTTCGAGGTCTACCTCTACCGCGTTTTTTAGGCTGAGGATCTTCAAGGGACATAAAAGTTTATCCTTTCAGGTCTATTAGTAACTATAAAAGCTATACAGTGTTAAGTTGTTTTATTTTTACTATGATTATTAAATGGACCATATAATTTTCTCTTACATCTGTATAGTGGGGTTGAGTATAGCATACTTTTAGGCTTTTGTCAAGCATTATTTACCTTCGCAGGACTACTCTTTTTAGTTCTAAATGTTCACTATATGGTTCATGTTATAAACCATTAATTCTAAATGTCTTTTTTCTACATAGTTACTCTTTAATTTATGCAGTATTATGCCTATTTTAGCCTTTTTTGTGTCTGTTGGGGTAGCTAATAACTTAGGTAGTATAGCTAGACCCTCCCCCCGTGTCTAAATAGACTATATAAAACACAGCGCGTGTGCTAAATAGAAAACATTGTGTGTTCTAAATAGAAAACACTGTGTGTGCTAAATAGAAAACAGTGTGTGCTTTATAGACTGTCGGAACTGGAAAGTATGTGGCGCTTAAGTACCCTTTAACCGACAATATATAGACTAGGGAGTACCGATAAAAAACAGAGAGGGGTGTAGCATAAATGACACAGTTCCTGGAATTGTTGTATAAATGATACACATAGCCCTGAGAGGCTCTCAGAGCGCTTCTAAGCGATTCTAGCGGGTTTCGGGTACATTGGTATTGCCGACAGTGCGATCGTTGATTTGTCTATATAAATTATTGATTAATAACGAATAATTGAAAAGCCACACAATCGCCACACAATCGCCACAATTTACTGTCGGGGATCGACTACATTAACGGTGTCGGTAACGCAACGACATAACCAATATAAAGGAAAGCAAAATGTATTACGCAACTACTATGGATCAAGACGGTTCAGTATTCACCATTAAAAGAACACTGGGAGAACTAGGTGAACACTTCCAGAAAAACTTAGAGGTTTTCGGAGGTAATCCAAATGCGGAGTATATCATTTATCGCGGGAAGCCGAGCACCAAAGGCTTTTTAGGTTACTACACGTTAAACAATGGAGTGCTAAGGAAAAAGAAAAACTTACATTCCCTCGAGGCTCTATTAGGTAGCGTCTTCACGACAACAGACTAACTGAAGAGGCTTGATTAGCCGAAACCGCTCCGGTACTATTGGGGCGGTCTTAGTCAAAAACACTTAACGAAAGGAGTAGCACGATGGAACTTAACAAACAAATTTACGCAATGCTAACACAATCAACGGGAAAAGATATGATGGACTCAGGCGGTGCGTATGGTAGAAACTGGCAGAAAAACCAATTAAAAACCCTTGAGGATTTTCAAGCTGAGCCTCGCGCAACCGTTGAAGTTTATTTGCACAGAGTAAAAGGCGTAATCAGTTACCCTGAATTTTTGCCCTGCGCTAGTATTTTTCATTTACTGGTAGATGTTCTCGAACTTGACGATTTATGTCAGGAATTTAACGCAATGGACTGCGAGCAGTGGAGCGGTGATTATTTGGGAACCTCGGCGGAGCAGTGCGAATTCTTGGAAGAGTCTGGATTAACCATTGAGGGCGAACCGTTTAACACCTGTAACCACACAAACTCATTGAGTCAAGAATTGTGGGGCGCGGAGTTCAAAGACTCAAACGATGAAAGCTATATTCTTTTATCGATCCACAACGGGGCGGACGTGCGGGGCGGTTATACCGATGCCAAGCTGTTCAAATTTAAAGACTATAAAGGCGTGCATTCGTTATTAGATTGCGACGTCAGCTTATCAGACGGTGAAAATTACATCAATATATCGTGGGATCAAGTGGAACTGTTTGATTCTAACGGGTACGGCTTAGCCGGTGATGACGATCAACTGCTTTCGTTTGCTGAATCATTAGGCGAAGGGTCACATTTAGCCGATGCTTTTTATTTGGAGGTTTAAACCATGCGACATATTGACGATCTTAAATTCGAACTGGTGGCGTGCCTTGAGCGCGCTGTCAAGCTGAACGACTACGCGCTAGTGAATGGCGTATCGTTTTGTTTGAACACGTTAGACGAACTCTCGAAGGCTTTAACGGAGGACGAAGAATGAGTAACACTTGCGACCTATGCGGTGAACTAGAAGACGAACGCGCATTGCAGATTTACCGTAATGGGTGGCTGTGCAGATCGTGCGAAGGTTACTGGACTGACGAAGAGTTAAACCAAAAAGGTTTTATTAACGATGACGAAAGGGAAGCAGATGAAAAAGCAAATAATTAGTTTGTACGACTACACCGGAGAAGCGGTTAAACCTTGGGCAGAAGCAGGGTACGAGTGTTTCTGCTATGACATACAGCACACCGAAGAGGGCGAGACAGTCTACTACGAGGGCGGGGGAAGCATTACCAAAGTTAAGATGGACTTACAGGAAACCATGAAGGACGATAAAGGCTTCGAGTTCTACCCGTTCATATTCAAACTGTTGAAGCGTCACAGTTACAAGACGCACATGGTGTTAGCGTTTCCCGTATGTACTGATCTAGCGGTATCCGGTGCTCCGCATTTCAAGTTCAAGGCAGAAAAGAATCCACACTTTCAGACTGAAGCTACCGACCATGCTAAAGCGTGCGCTATGCTTGCGAGTTTGTTAGAGTCAAAATTCATGGTGGAGAATCCTGTCAGCCGACTGGCTACGTTATGGCGTAAGCCTGATTATTGTTTCCAACCTTTTGAGTATGGTGGTTACATCCCTGAAACTGAGGCGGATCACCCACTATACCCTGACTACATCGCACCTCGTGATGCGTACTCAAAGAAAACGTGCCTGTGGACTGGCGGTGGATTTAGATTACCTAAGAAAAAGCCGGTGGACTGTGAGAGCTTCGGCAGTAGCAGACAACACCGCAAGTTAGGCGGTAAGTCGATGCGTACAAAGAACATTCGGAGCGCTACGCCTAGAGGGTTTGCGAGGGCGGTCTTCGAGGCTAACAAAATGGAGGTAACACGATGAAAGATAACCTATTGATGATCTTAGCACTGGTCGTATTGGCTTCAATCCATATCGGAATTATGGTCTGGATGTGGAGTCATGCTATCTGACGAAGAGCGTCAGCAAAGACGCGAACAGTTGATGAAGAAACACCGGAAAGCGCGGGGAGGTTTTGTTTACCATAGCGAAGGGCGGTTGCGTACCTTGTATAATCTATATAAAATCGATCCCGTACTTGATTTATTTTTATTCAAACCAAAAGAAAGGAAAAGCAAATGACATTACTAGACCAATTCCCTAAGCATGGTTCACCTAAAGATCGAGGGAGTGCTGACGCTTACTACTGGAGACCGGCTAACCCGCATTGGTATCCTGACGGTACAGGTCGAGGTATCAGGATTGAGGAAGCCGATATGACACTTGAAGAGATAGCAGAATATCACGAAGGTTATGACAACGAGACCGAGAGAAAGGACTGGGGATAATGATTAAAGACCTAGAGAAAACCAAGCAATCCTTAATCGACTTGATGGAGCAGGGTATCAATCCATTCGGTAAACCTGAACCTGATTGCGATAAATGCGAGTTAGTTGAAGCTGATGAATATTCTGAGGTTTATTATTGTTCATGCGAGGAGGGTAAACAATGAGTAATCAATACAACGATGCAAGGCTTGACCAAATAACCGATGACGTGCTGTCCATGAGTTATGGTGAAGTGTGTCAGTACCTCGGACAGTATCGGAGTTTAAGTCAAGATGATGACTACGATAGGCTGATTGTTCTGCGGTATGAGGACGATCAGTACTGGGCGAACGAATGAGGTGCGTAGCGTGCGACGGGTTGCTATCAGATTATGAAGCGACCCGCAAGAATCTACGTTTAGAATTCGTCGGTTTGTGTAACGATTGTTTGTCGAGCAGTGACATGGACGATGTGTTCATGCTCGATAGACCCGATTTAAAGCACGCTGACGACGATTTAACCTATGACGAGGGGTTACCCTACCCTGACGACATTACAACGAAACCAGGAGGCTCTGATGAACTCTGAGAGGCATACACAAACTATCTACGAAGTCTTTCGGGACGGTAAGCCTAAGTACCAGTTGATTTGGACAAACAATACCAAGCGTTTCTTGATTGATGGTAAGATTGTCAGCGAGCAGACTTGGACTAACAAACTTAAGAGGGATAAAGCATGACTGACGATGACTATCAACTGATGGAAGAAGAAGGTCATTACTACTCGGTGCTCTCGGAGATGGTAGAACTGATGGGTCAACATGGTTCTAAGCAGGTCATGATGGATCTATTAGAACTAGCTATGCAGTCCGAGATAGTTTCTAAGAGTATTAATTAGTTATTAAGTATTATTATTATTAAGTGAACCATATAGTTTCTAATAGTTAACTATATAGTTATATATAGATAGGAGATTTGTATTATGGGTGTTCAGATACTAACAGCTCAACCGTGTTCAGATTGTGGGAGCAGTGATGCGCTT